CGAATATCACCATCATAAGGCTCAATTATATATATATCATTCTTCTTTAGCTTGATAGGACGATAGAGTACAGACATCAATTCAGGAAGTTGTTTATCTATTCCGTTCTTAATGAACTGCTCAATGTCTGCGTATTCTCCTAAGCTAATAGAATCTAAGTCAGGGTGGAATCCGTACTCAACACCATTAATCTCTATTATCCTTTTAAGCTTTGTATCTTGCTTTGCTTGAAGTTCTCCAACCTTACTCATTATAACTGCTACGTCTGATAAGGATAGTTCCTTAATTAACTTCTTAGGAATGTCTGATAGTGCTGCTATTGTTTCTGTAGCTTCTTCAGTCTTTGTACCTGTTTCAAAGTCAATCAGTTGTAGCCAAGTTTCTAATGTAACATCTGACCAACTATTGATTAGCTTGAATGTTTCTACTTTGCCTTCTTTTTTAATTTTAACTTTCATACAATATATAATAGAAATTAGTTGTTTTTAGTTTAACGATTTTTTTACTGAACGAAATACTTACCAGCGTTTGGATTGTCTAGGTGGTATATAATGTTATAACGGATTCCGTCAATTGCGTGGTTGTAGTTATCTACGTAAAGCTTAGAGCCTTTATCTGCATAGACATAATTGTTTAACTCTTTAGCTATGTTCGTTGATTCAGGACTTACTATAAGCTGATAGTCTTGCATCCTAGTTATACCACTTTCAATCGTTCCCTTTTTAACTGCTTTAATGTTTACGCCCTGATGTCTAAGGTCTTCAATAAGTCTAGGCTCTGCTGAATCTGCTATGATTAAAGTCTTACCTACTTTGTCTAATACTATCTTGGCTAGTTCGTGGCTCTTTAGTCCGTTACGATATATATGCTCCTGAAGGTATATCTTTTTGTGTTTCTTATCTATAGCTACTTCAGTAAGTGAATCAGGATCAACACTAAAACCAAAATCCATTCCACAAGAAGTCTGAAGTCCGTTGGGATTAAATGATCCTATACTCCAGTTCTCAAAGACTACTCCTTCAGCTTTAGATAACCACCCTCCTAGAATCTTATGTGTATACTTCTTAAAGTTATTATGCTTTATGTCTTTAATACGCTCTAGGAAGCTCTTAGAGAGGTTTACTTCGTTATCTTGGTATGTTGTATGTATATAGCACACATTATCCTTAATCCCATTGAATCCAGCTTCAACTCCTTTTGCTTCAAAGAATCGTTTGTATATCCAGTGTTCCTTAGTTGTTGGGTTTAATATTAAGACTACTCTGTTCTGAGTTGTTTTTTCTCTAATACTCAAATCTATCGTATCAAAGATAGTTTCATCTACAAGCTCTTCAGCTTCATCTAAGATAAAAGTGTTAATCCCTTGTAAAGACTTTAGACTAGCCGTTTGATTTCCTGCTGATGTCTTGATACCTCTAAATAGTATCTCAGACTTATTGGAAGTGTTTACTACTTCAGACTTATTTACGCTAAACGTATTCTCATAACCTAAGAGTCCTATCTTTTCTAAGAACTCAGGAATGATTGATAAGTGAGCTGAAGTCATTGTATAACGTGTGAATAGGATACGGACGTTCCTAGACATAGTTAAGAGTGTAAGAAAGACTGTAACTGCAAAAGACTTACCTGAACCCCTCCCTCCTGTTATTATAAAGTATCTAGCTTCTGACTTAAATAGTGCTGTGTATTTGTCGCTAAGATTCAGAGCTTATAAAATTTATTAAAGGTACGTTAAGACTTTCGTCATTGGTTGTTACATCTACTCTTTGCTGAGGTTTGCCGTAGAAGTACTCGAAGTAAAGTTTAATAGCCCAAGGATCACTTTTGCCTAAAGCCTTTTGTAGAGCTTCTAAGGCTATCTCACTCATAGGGCTTAACTTCTCTATTAGTTTCTGTTCTTCTCCTTTACTCTTACGTCCTCCTTTGTTTCCTACAGTTCCCTTATTGTTTTTTCTTCCATCTTCCATCGTATATTGTTTTATGTTTATGGTTGTTAATTGTGCTTATAATCTTGTAAACATCTTCACTATTTAACTTAAACCAATCGCCTTTTATTCTTCTTCTTTCTATTGATATATGTATTTCGTTTTCTAACTCAAAACAGTCTTCAATCTTATCTATAAATAATAACTCAATATCAATCTTGTGAGATACATACTGAGATAACCTTCCTTTAGGATTCTCTTTTTGAGTAACTCCTATTTTAACTTCATTATTATTCACATCTCTTATTATATAAATCCAACCACTAGTTAATGATAACTGTTTAAGTTCAACCATTATTTGATTGTTAATAGATTCGTCTTTCAACATCTCTAACATCATTTCTTCTACATACTTCTTAATCTTAGTAGATACTCCTGTACCTTGTTTTCTTCCTGCTCCTTTTCTAGAACCACCATTATTTTTTCTTTTATCCATATTCAGTTTAAATTAGTTAACTAATCTACTATATAATAGAAATATGCTACTTTTGTTTTGGTGGTGGTGGTGGTGGGTTTCTATGACCTTGCATTTTATACACTCTTTCTATTAAACCAAGTTTCCAAAGTATTTTCATTATTAAATTTATTATCATAATTTTATTATTTATTTATTCAAATTCATTTGGAAGCATAAGTCTAATCCCCAAGTCAGTCATTGCCCACATTCTTATTTGGTCTGCGTATATCTCAAAGGCTTTGCTGTCCATTCTAGCAGTAGACTTGACTACTTGTATTCCTATTGTCTTGTCGTTTAGTTCTATGCTTTCCCATTGTGTAGAGAACTTTAATTTTAATAGATCGTGAATTTCGTCAGGGTAGTAGCCCAAATCATTTGAGAGAGGTTGAACGATACAACTCCAGTAATAGTTGTTCTGCATATTAGACCTTGTGTTTCTTTGTTTCTTTACTTCCACTAAGTAGTCGTTCCCTAATTCCTTAAAGTAGTTTATTAGGTTCTGTTTATCCTTGTCGTTTTTTATTACGAACTTCATTATTCTAAAACCTTTAACTCTCTCCCTTCATTTGCAGCTATTCTTATTATTGTCTTAAATAGTTTTCTTCTTTCTAGCTTAGAATCAAGCCAAATAAATTGAGTCTCTTTCATACCATCTAGGGTTAACTGTAAACCAAATCTAGTACCCTTGCTTTCTCCTTCCTTATAGCCGTACTTCTTTACTACTCCCTTCCAAGTAACTAATTCTATTGTATCTGTCATCTATTTATTTTATCTAATTCAAATTCTAAGTGTGCTATTGCTTTTGTTATACAGTCTACTGGTGTATCGTGCTTGTGGTATGCACGTAAGATGTAAGTAGTAGCTGTAGCTAAGTGGTAAGGTAGTTCAAAGTTATCGCATACTTTCCGTGCTTCATATCCGTTCTTTCCTTTATAGTAGTCAGGTACTCTACAATCTTGAAGTCCTAACTGTTCCTTACTTAGTTTCATCTTAGGGTTTATCTTGCAACAGGTTTCTTTAGACATATCTATTATTTTAAATTATTCATTTTATCCTCTAACTTCTTGTTAGCTTCATTCCTTTCAGCTCCTTTAACACAACTAAGTATTATCAGTACAGTAAATACAAATAGTATTACATATAGTATTATGTCGTATATCATTTGCTTAGTAATTTAAGTAGTTGCGAACTCGTATAAATACGATCTTCTCCGTCATAGTTCTCATAGATACAAGTAAAGTTGTCATCCTTCCAAGTCCACAACGCCCTTACATTCTTTTTGATATTATCTTTTAATATCCATTTAATTGTTTTGTATGTTCTTTTTTCTTCCATAGTTTAATATCCTAATTCTTTGCAGCGTTCATCTTGTTCTGCTAATTCTATTTCTGTTAGTGTTTTCATTTCTTTATTATGTTAATTGTATTGGGGAGGCGACCAAACCCCCCCTCTACTACTCTAGGTTTAATTAAATGCTTTTGTAGGTATGACTCCTATATTAATTATTATTTGTCCTTAGAGTATTCTTTAATATGTTCTTTATATATCTTTGTTATACCATCATAGCAAGTAGAGATACAACTTCCACAACTTGTGTTAGTCTTATAGCTTGTTCCGTATATTGTGTTGTATAGTTCTATCATTTTCTTTTTGGCTGCTTGATCCTTTGCTCTTCCTGTTTTTAAACTTGGATACAAATCTACTATTTCTTTTATTAATTCGATAGGAATTTCTGATGTATTTTTAACGTGTTTAATCTCGGTTGTCTTTAGCCAATACTTTTTTGGGCAGGACTCAGGTGCAATCCAAGATTTGACAGACATAAAACATTTA